TACTGTCTGAAGCCTATGGTTGAAGGCCAGTTCCCTATGAACGCCATGATCTAATCCTTTCCATTATGCTAATGCACTCCTTCCTTGTCTGTTCAATCCTTGATTTATGATTCCTGTGATTGTTGCCCTTCTTGAAACCAATAATTCATCAAAACCTCTTGCATCAATGGTATTGATGCTGAAGTTGATGTTGACATCTCCCTGTGCTGTGGTATCCATTGAGGTTTGTTGCGCCATTGGTGTCACTGTGGCAGGACCTGATATCAATTCTGGACCTTCCTCACCAACCATACCAAATTTACCCGCTGGTATCTTACCACCATCTGCGAAGAATCCTGCGAACAGGCTACCACCACCTGTGAAGAATGCCAGTGCTGTCCTCAATCCAAGTTCAATGCCCAGTGACGCATTCAATTTGTCTTGCGAATCTCTGATCTCTTCTAATTTTATTTTCAACTTATCAAACACAAACACCTGCAAACCAATTTGTATCAGTCCTGATATCAACTGCCTTAGGATGGCTTTTGCCACATCTCTGATTGATTCTGCGAATGATTTTGCACCAAGTATGGCATCTGCGAAAGCATCACCAACACCTCGCTTGAATGTTTCAAATGATGAAATCATAAGATCAACACCTTCCTGCACAGGATTAAATTTTTCATATGCCTTGTCAAAAGTTTCCTCAAATGTCTTTTTGAAGTTCTCCATTGTAAGGGTAGCTCTTTTTGTTTTTTTGGTTAATTCATCTTCGCTTTTGGTTACTGCATTTACTTTTTCTTCAACTTCTTTGAGTGCGTTGACCTTTTCTCTTAGGGCCAGCACAAATTCATACATCTCTTGTCCATACTTGCCAAGTTGTATCTCACCCGCTTCAACCCTGTCAATGAAATCACCTAGGCTTTCATCTGTTTCCATAACACCATCTTTGACACCATTGATTGAATCAATGAAATCCTGTGATGCCTGTTGTGCAAACTCGCCCGCTTCTATGAATTTTTCTCCCAAACCTGTGAGATTGATTTTGTTTAATAATTGTCCTACACCAACAACCACTTTGGCAACACCTGAATAGAAGTGTGCCAGTGCCTTCATTATCTCATCAAAAATTCCACCAATGAATACCACAGCCATCTTGGCCTTGAAACCCAACATCAAGAAACCAATCACTCCAGCAAATTTTAGAGCAGGATGCAATCCATCTGTGGCCCTCAATACATTGTTGAATGCGTTGCTGAAAAAGTCAAACACACGTTGCATAGCATCAAGGATGAATCCAGCACCAACCAAGGCAGTCTCAGCTGATCTAACAATTCCACCACCTATGGCTTCTGCGGCTTCTTCAATGCTTCCAAAATTTTCTGACAGTGTGTCATCCAGTGTGGCCACTGTGGCTTTCAAGAAGTCAAATGGACCAGCGTCCATCACCAATGATTGGAATGTGAACATCTTGTCACCAACCATTGAAACAAGACCATCAAATGTTGATGCTAGGGCGATTGATGCCTGTCCAAATTCACCATCTGGACCAAAAACTCTTTCCAATGCCGCCGCTGTCTCTTCCGCTGTGACTGTGACGCCCGCTTTGAAACCTAATAATTCTCTAACACCTCGCTCTCTCAATAATTCAGCGGATGATATACCTGCACTCAATGATCTCTGGATCTGTTCACCTGCTGTGACAAAGTCAAGTCCTGCCACTGCGGCAACATTACCTGTCAATTCTAAATTTGTTCTTAGTTCTTCAGCGTCATCTGACACAACAGCAAGGACACCTGCCGCCTGTGCTATCTCTTGCAGTGAGAATGGCACCTGTCCAGCGAAGTCTCTGAGTTCTTTGAATGCCTTGGCACCTTCTTCCGCTGTGCCAAATAAAAATTTTAATCTTGTTTCAAGTGTTTCAAGTTGTCTGGCAACACCAAGGAATGAGGTTGCAATTTTGGCACCTCCAATGGCCGCCAATGCACCAGTGGCTATCTTGGCCGCTGTGCCCAGGCCACCAAGAGATGAAGTAATGGCAACAGTGTTGGCGTTCAACTGTCTGAGTTGTCTCGCGCCTTCTACTTGTACTTTTACTTTGTATGTTTCAGTTACCATTATCTTCTCCTTGTTCTGCTAGATCCCATTGTCTTTTGATGTTCTTGATATTCTTCTAACATCAAACCCTGCCAATAGTTCAACTCCAACACAGTAAGTTGTTGCACTTCTTCCAGGCTCTTGTGTAGCCTTGAAGCCAACAACAGCAGGAACTTTAGCTCTGCGTTGGTTTTGATTCCTTTCTAGCCGCCTCCTGTGTGAGAGTGACCTGTGCGTTGTTGAGGTGCGTGGCCACTCTGGTTAATACTTTGGGATCCGCTTCCATCATCAGCTGGTCTTTGTGAGCCTCTGAAAAAATCTTCTTCCCTGTCTTGTCTCTCGCCTTTGAGATGATTGACTGCACCAGTGCTTCAACTATCTCACCTTTGGTTTGGTGTGCAATCATTGCCCTCTCATCAGCAAATGAATTTGTTGTTCTATAATAGATCTCCATATCCCATTCTGGAACATTGATCATCTCCATATCCTTGGTCACCAATGATTGATAGTGCTTGGATATTTTTTTCATTACATCTGTCATTTAAAGAATCTCCCTTTGTTTGTTCTTCTTGTGTCCCTAGAAGCAGGTTGATAGAAGCCTCTAGGTGCTTGTTTGGAATAACCTCTGTCCAATCTTGGCACATAAGGTTGGGCGTTGTTGAGATCATATTCCAATTGGTTTTGTTTTCTTTTTCGCCATGAGTTGGCAGCCAGTCCAGATCTCTTTGGTGTGTATTTCTTGAGATTCACAAACAGCGTGTTGGCTGTTCGCCCCATGAACACCTCTAAGTTCCTTTCTAGGGACTGGTTGCCCCGCGTAGCATTGAAAGTGCCAAAGATCATATTATAAGTCTGTCTTTGTTAGTGCACCTGTGCCTTGTACAGAAATTGTAGCTGTGACCGCATCATTTTGATCTACTGATATGTCATGACCTGTCACAATTACTTCTCCTGTTAGTTTGATACCTGTTGTTTCTCCAGATGGGAATAACTCAAGTGTCGCTGGATTTGATCCAATTGCCGCAAACAGTGTTTGCTGTGCAGTCGCATCATCTCTGAACAACACATCCATTGTTCCTGTGAATGAAGTTTGCCCAGGTAAAAATGATTTCGCCTGAGTGCCCATTTCTGAAGTCTCAATGATATCACCTACTTGTGATATTGAAAAGGATCTTACAGAAGCAATTGTTGTGGCGCTTCCGCCCACATCAAACTTCGCCACTCCTGAAGTCCCAACATATGTCGCTGTATTAGTTGCCATTGTTTAGTTCTCCTTTTGGTTTATTTGGTTTGATTACTTCCGCTGTCGCCTCTGCATCTAGCACAAGTGTTGACTCTGCGGGTTCTTCGCTTGGTTGATTATAGACTGTTTCAATCTCCTCCTTGACCTTTTTTGTCTTGGATTTTGATTTGGGTTTCTCTGGCTTTGAAGGCTTTTGAAAAGTCCAACCCATCTTCAAGTGTTGTTGAACATTTTGGTTGTCAACAATGATTGAATCTCCTTGTTTGTTATACATCTGTATGGCCATTACGCATTTCCTTTCTGATATATGTAGGTTATCTCAGCAACCACTGTGCATTCTCCAATGGGTGGTTGTCTTTCAATTACCTGGACATTTGAGATCCTACACCTTACCACATGAGTTGCTGTGGCGTCTGGTGTCACAGAAAGTCCGCGTTCTGTCTCCAATGTCTCTTCAATGTTTCTTATGATGTCATTTCTCAATGTGTCTATCTGGTTGCCCCTCACAAAGCAACGCATTGACACTTCCATCACTGACTGTCGCTCAGTGATTGAAATATCTTCTCTGATCTCATTCAATGGTACAATCAATATCGCTGGAAATTGCGTGATTGCTAGTTTTTCAAAATCAAAAAAATCTCTGCTCACAATCCCTGGACCAGGATTGGTCATATTCTTTAAAACTTTTTCTACTCTCTTGAGTATGTCTTCTCTTGCGGACATTATCTAACCAATCTATTGAAATGGACTGGTTGTTTTTCTGAATCCTGTATGGTTGAGTCTTCATTTATGTCATACTCAACACCTTGTTTGAGGCAAAGGTCAAATTCTTCCTTGAACTTGTCTTTGTAATACTGCATCTTCTCCATATACACATCACCCTCTGGTGTGAAAGTTGATAGCCTTGGATAGATGTAGTATGCGAACACATGATACACAGCCGCTCTCTTCCATTGTCCATCTGTCAGTAGATTGAAGTTGATGGGTGCGTAGGATCCTCTAGAAATGTCATACTGTCTGTAGGTAGCTCTTGGCCACCACTCAATTTCAATCAAGCGATT